ACTGCGTGATCTCCATTAACTAATACTGTTCCTGTTTCGCTACCTCTAGCATCTTCAATTTCAGGTGGGATTATTGTAAAGTTTTCTTTACCTGATCTTTGTTTGACTATAAAAGCCATTAATTGTCCATAAACATCTGATCTACTTCCTGTAATAATTCTAGCTGTAAATGACCATCTTTGACCATCTATTTGTCTTGCAAGTTTTTTACCAGATACAGATTTAGAGATAATAGTATTTTGAATAGACTTTATTCCTAAAGTTTGAAATTTAGCAGAAGATATTGGAAAAGCACCAGCCATTATATTATTGCACCTCTCCCTCTTTCATTAACAGATTCATTTATAATTCTTGATATAGTTCCTCGTCTTTCAATTAATAACTGATCTATACCAGCAGCATTAACTGCGTTTATATGAAAATTAACATTTACTGCACCACTATTTCCACCACCTCTAGCTGATTGTGTTATTTGTCCTGTTTCATTTGGTATAAATAATTCAGCACCTTGTTCTCCAACAAGATATGGTTGTCCTTTTCTTACTGCACCACCACTTGCTTTATGTGGATTTGGAAATGAAAAACCACCACTAGCCATAGAGCCACCACCAGTTAAAAATGCAAGTAAAGTTGCTAATGCAACTTGTATCTTTAATTCTTGTGTATATCTTCTTGCTATATTTAATCTTCTATTTTCCCCTCTTTCTAAATCTATTCCCAATATCTTTTGTATTCCCATTCTAATAACAACTTCAATCAATAATGCTAAAGTATTAACAAGTGCGTCTGCTACCATTTTTTTAAATGATTTACCTAAATCTTCTCCAAGTATAATTGCTCTTGCTAAAGAATTTGAAAATTTAGTTATACCACCATTAATACCCTCTGCTATTGTTGTTTTTATATCTTTAAATTTATTTTTTAAATTTTCTAAAGCTGTGTTGTTTAAATCTTCAATTTGTTTAAATATTGATTTATGTATATCTAGTTCATCATTAAAAGTAGAATTTTTTATAATTTGATTTTCTCTAGCAATAGAAAAACCAGCATTTTCTAAAATTTGTAGTTTTTTAATATGTTCTTCTTTTTCTTCTAGTAATTCTAATTCTTTAAGTAAATTTTCTAATGCTGGACTATTTACTGCACCACCCTCTACACCTAATAAATCTTCTTCGGTTTTAAGATTTTCAATTTGTCTTTTAATTTGTTCAATTCTTAATTGTACATCTTCTAAATTATTTTCATCAAAGAAACCCATACTTGTTTTTAGACCTTTAATCATAGTGTTAATTTTATCTACTACAAAACTAACACCAGCTAGTGCTGCAAATCCTTTTTTTCCAAATAAAACTGCACCAACAATTCCTGTTTGTTGTATAAATGGTGGTAGTGCCATAAAACCATCAATAATACTTTTTAAAATACTTCCTATTTGTCTTAATGTAGGAATTAAATCTTTACCTATTTCAACAACTCTTAACATTCCTTGTGCTAAATTTTTTCCAACTGCTGTTGCAATTCTATCTAAATCTTTTGCATTGTTTTGTAAAAATTGATCTAAATTTCCAAATTGTGATTTTAATTCATCAAAAAATCCAGCTTCTAATAATACTTTTTTAAAGTTAAATATTTTATCGCCAATCATTGAGATAGTTCCCTCAAATGTTTTTGCTAACTCATCTGTTGAATTTCCAAATCTTCCACCTTTACCAAATACTTTTTCAAATGCTGCTACTGTTTCTTCAATAGAAACTGTTGCACCAGCTTTAAAACCAAGCATATTTCTAACACCTTTTTCTCTGAATAAATCTGCTGCACCTATACCAGCACTAAATGATCTTTGTATTTGTTCTGATGCTGTTCTAAAATCTAATCCTGTTACTGCTGCAACATTACCAGTAATCTCTAACATATTTTGAAGATCATCTGCATTGTCAGTAACAGTTGCTAAAATACCAGCACCTGATTGTATTTGTTCTAATGAAAAAGGAACTCTAGATGCAAACTTGGTCATATTATCAAATGCCTTTGCACCCTCATTAGTATCTTTTAATAAGAATTTTAATCTAACTCTTAAATTTTCTAATTGTTTTCCTGTATTAACTAAATTTCTAATTACTAATCCAGCACCTAATCCTAAAAAAGCAGTACGCAGATTAAATACAGCACCCTTAACTCTACTTAAAGATTTTTGAACTCCAGTTAAAGCCTGTCTAGATTTATCTCGTGCTACTATATCTATATTAAGTTTTTGATTAGCCATTATTTATATTTCCTTGCTTCTGCTAGTTGTTGTTTGGTTTTATACTCATCTTGCTCTTTTTTCAAGTATGCTAACCAAAGATTATAATGGCTCATAGGCATATCAAGAACTTCTTGAATTGTTATTTTAAGTCTGTCTGCTATGATTAAAAGCGACCTAATATTAGGGTCGCTATCTACTTTTTTTCGGCTTCCTCGTAATTAGTGTCTGCAAGTATCTGATTGGCAATAGTAGATATAACATTGGAGTCTGCTTTTTTTCTTAATGCAAATTTATCTTCTGGGCTAAATGCTTTTTCCATTTCCCCTTTGTCATTCTTAACTTGGAGTTTCATTATAAGCAAATCAACAAGAACAGTTAAGTCTTGAAAGTTACTAGACTTCTTAAAGATTATGTTTTTTTCTTCAAGAGTTAATGGCTCTGAATAAAATATACTCGGATTACCATGCTCATCTTTCCACTCATTCACTTCAATAGTGATAGTTTTAAGAGTTTCGAAATGAGTCTTTACTCTATCAATAACTGACATAAATTAGGATTATACAGTTCCTATTGTTAATGCACCAGTTCCTTGAAAAGTAACAGTTCTAGAGATAATTGCGTCCATTGAGTTATTTACAGACATTCCTGTAACAATTCCTGTTCCAGCAAAACTCCTGTCGCCACTTGCATTACCCTCTGGTAATAAAATAAAAGCGAGTGAAGCACCAGCTACTAAACTTGTTTGTGGGCTATCTGTTTCGTCAAAGTGCATTTCTAAAGTACCAGAGAATGAAGTTCTACCAGCAACAAAAGATTTAGTTGCATCTGTTAAAGCTGTGTCCTCTACTACATCTCCAGTTGTTTCTAGTGTAAACCCTGTTAGTTCCCCAACACCAGTTCCACCAACTGTTACAACTCCTTCTTTTCCGTGATGTGTTGCCATTTTTTGTCCTTTTTACTTTTTGATTGTTGTTCTTGTTTTTGTTCCTTATAGCCTAAACTTAAAAAATGTTCAAGATTAGATTCATTAATAATTATCTCTGAATTATCTTTATATAATTTAATGTCTTTAGCCATAAGTCCTTTTATTAGTTTTCTTGTTCCTCGTCAATATCTTCTTCATCTTCAAATTCTTCATCATCTAAATCTTCTTCCCAATCTTGACTATCTTCTTCTTGGTTTTCTTTTAATTCTGCTAATAAATCTTTTACTTCTTCACATAACATAGACTCTTTATCGTGCATTTTTTCTATTTGGTCTATTTTCTTTTCTATTCTATTTATAATTTTAGTTGTCATATTATCTCCTATGGTGTTCCAGCTTGATACTCATACATACATCTAATAGTCATTCTTATTCCACCAACAGGAAATAAGCTACCCTCATCAGTTTCTACTTGTACGACTTCAGTATCAAGTGCGTTACCTGATCGAGTAATATCAGTTTCTAATGCAGTTTCAATAGCTGTTATTAATTCATTTCTTTTAGTATCTATATTAGCTTCTGCACCTTTAACAAATCCTAATACTACAAAATCAATAGTTCCATGTCTTGTTTTAGCACCACTTCCTAATTCCGAATCATCTCTGTTTTCTTCTGATGTTTGTACTATTACTGCTGGATATTGTTTATCTGATAATTCATCTAATAAAAAAGGTTGTCTAGTTGCTTTTATAATATCTGGGCTAGATATTGCTGATATAACTGACAATAAATTAGATGCTATGTTTTCTCTTACACTCATATTCTAAACTTTCTTAATTCTTTTTCTACAAATCGGTTGAATGATTTACTTATAATCTTTTCTGTTCTATTGTTAAAGCCAAAAAATTCTCTTTTAGGATCATTCAATACTTGGTTAAATAATGCTCTTTGAAGCATCTGTGCATTACTAAAACCTAATGATACTTTGTGTTTTCCTGTTTTTTTACTTGTTAAACTACCTAACATTCTACCAGAATAAAATAAATCTACATTTGTTGATTTACCCTCTCTGTTTAATTTTTTTAAATAGCCTTGTGAGTATGGTGCAAATGCACCATCTTTAAAATTAATACCTTTTTTAGTTTTAGTTCTAATAATATCTATTAATTGAAACCCAGCTTGTTTGATACCTTTATCAATTATTGTAGGTAATACAGATTGAAACTTTTTAAATTTTTTAGATACTTGTTTTGAATTAGATTTAATCTTTAAATCGACAGCCATTATCTAGTCAATCTTCTAAATCCATGTAAAGGCTCTCTCTCATTAGATACAATAGTTCCATCTGCATCTACATCATATTCTACACCATCTTCTAATATCATTCTCCATTCGATATTGTATTGACCCATATAATATTCTTGCATTCTTTCAAATCTGTCTTTTTCTGTTTCTGGTCTAAATTTAGTTAATGCTGGTAAATAGAATCTACCAAGAAATAAATAAACACCAGCCCTCTCAAACTGATCTAAATTAACTTTTGTATTAACCATTTCTGCTGTGTTTAAAACTGTAATATCTGTAAATATATTTGTTTTATATACTGGCCACCACTCGACTCTTAATTGTCTTAAAATATCATTTGTAGTTTGTGCTAAAAAGTTTGTAGTTTCAGTAGCTGTTGTGGATATACCAAAATCAAAAGCATCAGGTTGATATTTTAAAACATCTGATGTTGTTATAACATCTGCACCAGTATAATTAGCCATAATCTACTTCCAAATTAAATAAACAATTAACAAAGCTAAAGGGATTGAGTACATTGGATTGTTTTTTGCTTTTATCCAAATCCATTTAATTTTCTTTTTGCCTTTAAGCCACAACCATTGATTCATTTCTTTTTCCTTGTTTTTCTTTTCTTTTTTAAAGGTACTACATTTTCTGTAACAACTTCTTTAACTTCTTTTACATTATCTGATGCAACTTTAAAACCTCTAAAATCATACATAGATTTATTTGTTTCGTAATCTAATTCACTTCTTGTAATTGTTTTATTACCTCTTGTTAGGGTAATCATTTTTTCATTTGATAATACTAATTTAACCATTTTATTCTCCTATTTGGTTTGATGTAAGGGGGATTTCTCCCCCTCACAAAGTATCCTACTATTGGATAGATGAATCGTAATGTAACTCAACACCATATGAATCATGGATTTCTCCAACACCATATACTGAAGTTGCTACAATCTCGTCTGCTCTCAAAGAAGCATCTCTTTGAGTTTCGATTTTCACATCTTGCATCATAGCGATTGCTAGTGCATCTCTATGAAACGCACCACCTTTGTAATCACCAGCATTACCAGTATTAGACATATTTGAAGTTTCAAATATTCTTAAACCAGCAAGTGTACCTACAAAACCACTTCTTAATGCTTCGTTAGAAGTTTCAGTATCTAAACCAGCAAAAGTATTAGTTAAGCCTTTTTTTAGATCGAAAGCGATTTTAGGGTGTAGTACAACTGCACACTCGTTAGCTGATAAAGCAGCTGCTCTTAAAGTTGAAAGAGCATTGAATATATCAGATGGTGCAATTGCTGCTGAACCATCTCCAGCTGCAACACTAAAGCCATCAAACAATGCAGTTAAATCTGCGTCTTGTTTTCTTGCTAATGCTTCCCCAAATAATTTACCAATATCTGCTGCAACATTTCTTGGTGCAGAGTTTCTTGCTAAATCAGTTAGAGTAGTCATAACACCAACCTCTGATGCAGTAATTGTTACTGAACTAGGGTTGATTGCTGTATTAGCTAAATCAGTTGCATCTGCTACTGCTGCTGCACTTACTTGTGCATATACAGGAACTTCAACTGCTTTACCACCACCAGAGATAGCATAGTTTTTAACTAGGTTTCTCATAATGGATTTTTCTGAAGCAACAAATTGTGCTTCTGCAACAATTTCAGTATATAGTTCTGATATTGTTGACGACGTTGTTTCGTTAGCCATTTTATTATCCTATTAAGTTTATTTATTTAAGTTAATCTCAACAGCACCTGAATCTCGTTTTGCTCTATATTCTTTATAGGCTTTACGATCTTCTGGCTTTGTTAAGTCCAAGTCCTGTAAGTTAAAGGGTTTAACAGTTTTGCCACCAATAGCACTCTGGCTTCCTGAACCAGACAATGACCCTTGTCGGAAATGTGGGTTACTATCTAAAAACTCTTTCACTCGATCTTCGATTGTAAAAAGTTCTCCTTTAGTGTTATATCGTACATTAGAATTATTATCAACTACTTCTATACGACCATCATCAGTATATCTTACTTCGTCTTTTAAAAGAGAAACGACTTGTTGTGCATTAATAGATTTTTCTCTATTGGCAACAGAAAGTATTGAATTATCTACTTTTTCTTTTTTAATTTGAGTTTTATATCTCAATACTTCATCTTCTTTTTCTTTTATTCTTTCTTGCATAATCTTCTCAATTTCAGATTTAGATTTAGCTTCTTTTAATTGTTGTTCTTTTAAAAGTTCAGCTTTCTGCTTTTCTTCATCTTGAAGTTTTTTTTCATACTTATTTTTTTCTGCTTCAAGTCTTGATTTGATTATGTTGTCTAATTGTTCTTGGGTAAAAGTTTGTTGTTTAGGTGTTTCTACTTTTACTTCTTCTTTAGGTGTTTCAGTTTGTTGCGTTTCAGGTGCAACTGCCTTTGTTTCTTCGGACATTGTTTTCTCCTATTATATTATTAGTTCGCCTTTGCTGTCATACCAATCAGGATTGACATAAGACCATTGATGACGACAATTATAACCACCACGAACAACTAAAGGGTCGCCAGATTTTTTACCTGACCAACTTCTACTTGCCCACAGCTTTCTGACTTCATCAACTGTGAAAAGTCCACTTTTCCTCTTGTTATATACACCACTAATCATATTTCTGCAAATATCCCTAGTGGTTGGAATAACATCTCCATAGTATTTAACAAAAGTTAATCCAGCATCTTGTGATTTGTTAAAATTCAAAGTTGCATCAAAATCACGCAAAGAATCATTTAATATCTGACCAGCATATCTTTTCATGTTTTCTCCAGCCCTATCTCTTGCAAATTTAGATTGTAATGTTTGTATTGATTTATCAACTTGTGCTTGTTTAGACTTATCAAACTTATTATCGTTTATGTAATTAACTAATCGTTGAATTTCTGGGTCATCTGAACTAGCATATATGCCATTTATTGTTTGTCTTAATTCTTTTTCTAATACTGAAAACTCACTACCAACTAATGTATTTTGATAAACCTTTTCTGATAATTTTCTGGTAAATGTATTTGATACATCTTTAAACTGCGTGAAATATTGTTGTTTAAGATTCTGTACTAAAGCTAAATCTCCTTTTGTAAGTTCCTGGAACTCTATTGGTATATTACCTATTCTCTTAAATGCTTTCTCAATTCTTTTAGCTTGTTTGTTAAAACCCTCTCTTACAACA